AAAAACGCAAGGCAAGTCCTAAAGAGTTTGAAACTCAAAAGTCTCAATATGACTCTGCAATCAAATATGATTCAGATAAATCACAGCCTGGAACAATGGAGATGCTTGGTAACCTTTATAAAAACGTAGTAGGCAAAAAATCTGGCGGAACTGTGCATAACGTTGACTACGTAAAAGGCACTGCTGGTGGTACGCATCACTCAGAGCACTACAAAGAACACGCTGCTGGTCATACTGCTCACCATGAGTATATTAAAGACTTTGGTAAAAAATAAGGAACTATCATGTTAAGTGATTATTTAAAACCTAAAAACAAAAGAGAGCCTTCAAAATCTTATGAATCAGATTTGGATGCTGATCTTCAAAACTTTAAATTTGATAAAGATTTTGGAGTTAAAGGCAAAACAACTGGCAAAAAATCATGGGATAATAATTATGAAAAAGATTTTGGCGTAAAAGGCAAAACTACTGGTAAAAAATCATGGGAAGATAGCAAGCCAAAGTCTAAAGCAAAGCCATCAAAAGTATCATCAGATAGCTCAAGCTCAGAAAGCACATCATCAGATGTTACGCCTACAGGAAATATTGGTAGTGTAGATACTACACCTGAAGTTATTAATTCAGCTCCAGACATGGCTCGCACTAATATTCCAGCTCCTGTTATTGATGATAGCTCACAAGCTGTTAAACCTTTTAGAAATACAGATCCATCTAAAGTAGTTGATAAGGATCGTAGCACATGGATTGATCCTCAAATTCAAGCTCAACGCTCATTAGGTTTTAAAAAGGGCGGTTTTGTGCATGCTAAAGATACAATGTCTAAGCATTCAGGTGGATTTAAACACCACAGTGATATGAACAGCAAACATTCAGCTGGATTTAAACCTCACCATGAACACGTTAAAGCAATGTGTGGTGGTGGTAAGGTTAAAAAATAATGATGACATCTCGTGGCATGGGTGACATTGATCCTTCAAAGATGCCGAAGGGTAAAAAGATTGTTCGCAAGGATAACCCTAATGATGTGGAAGTTTATAAGAAGGGTGGTAAAGTATCCCTTCCAGGATTGTATGAAAACATTAATGCCAAGAGAAAGCGTATTGCTGCAGGATCTGGCGAAAAGATGAGAAAGCCTGGAAGCAAAGGCGCTCCTTCAAAGCAAGACTTTATTAATTCTTTAAAGACTGCGAAAAAATAAAATGATACAAATTTATAACATTAGTTTTATTTCTGGAGTAATGTTAGGATTTGAATTTGAGGAACTTGAAGGTGATAACTATTTAATCATCGACTTGCTTATATTGCAGTTTATATTTATTTGGTAGGCATATGACAACAACTGGCACCGCATCGTTTAACTTAGATTTAAATGATTTAGTAGAAGAAGCGTTTGAGCGATGTGGTTCAGAAGTTCGCACAGGCTATGACTTTCGCACTGCTCGCAGATCTTTAAATCTTTTAACTATAGAATGGGCTAATCGTGGAATCAATCTTTGGACTATTGAACAAGGTCAAATTGCTCTTACTACAGGCGTGGGAACCTATGACTTACCTATTGACACCATTGATTTACTTGACCATGTAATTAGAACTCAATCTGGCACACAACAACAAACTGATATTAATATCAATCGTATATCTGAGCCTACATATTCAACTATTCCAAACAAATTAGCACAAGGCAGGCCAATTCAGGTTTGGGTAAATAGACAATCAGGAGCAACAGAGCCAGGTGGAATTAGCTACCCGCAAATTAATGTATGGCCTACACCTAATGCTCCAGACAACCAATATCTTTTTGTTTATTGGCGCTTGCGTAGAATACAAGATGCTGGGGATGGCGTTAATACTCAGGATATTCCATTCCGCTTTCTTAACGCTATGGTTGCAGGATTAGCTTATTATTTAAGCATGAAGATTCCAGGCGTTGATCCAAATAGATCATTAGCTCTTAAAGCTGACTATGAGCAACAGTATCAATTTGCAGCAGATGAAGATAGAGAAAAAGCAAGCATTCGGTTTGTTCCTCGTAACATGAGTTATACGAGGTAATTATGGGTTTAAGTTTTGATGAACTAATGCCTGCAACTGATAATGAATCAGATCTTAAAAAGATATTGCAACGCACTCGTCTTGATATTGGAGGAGGAAGCCAGCAAGGAAATGTATCTTCAATTGGAGGTCGCCTTGGTTACACTCAGCCAATTGATGATACATCAAGTGTAAATGTTGGCGTATCTGGTCACGCTGCAAAAGGAAAAGGATGGAGTGATGCTGGATTGGATCGTGCAGATTTAGAGTATCAAAAAAAATTAGAAAGTGGCCACAAATTAAAAGCATCATTAGGCGCTGGTAAAGGTGGCATTGACTCTGCAAAAGTATCTTATGAAATTCCATTTAAAAAAGGTGGCAAGGCAAAAGTTAAAACTAAGCCAACAGCATCATCCCGTGCAGATGGTATAGCAAAAAGAGGGAAGACTAAAGGCAGGTATCTATAATGCCAACTAAATACGCTAGCGGTAAGCATGCTATTGCAGAGTGCGATAGATGTGGCCAAAGATATAAATTAGTTCAATTAAAAAAATTAGTCATTAAGACAAAGCAGGTTAGCATTAAAGTATGCCCAGAATGCTGGGACCCTGACCAGCCTCAATTGCACTTGGGCATGTATCCAGTTAATGATCCTCAAGCAGTTAGAGAGCCTCGCCCTGATACAAGTTATGAAGTTTCAGGATTAGGTTCAAATGGATATCCAGGTGATGGTAGCAGACAATTTCAATGGGGCTGGGCGCCTGTTGGTGGTGCAAGTGGATTTGATACTGTGCTTACACCAAATGACTTGATTTCATTGGGATTAGTAGGTACAGTAACAATAACAACAACTTAGGAGTTTTAAAATGGGATATAGATCAGCAGCTGATGGCGTAACACAATCAGGAAAAACAAAAGGTAAGAACTTAGGTGACTCAGGCAAAGAAATTGGCATTGAAGGTGGCAAAGGTAAATCAAGCGTGTCACAACCAACAAGTATGGATATGAAAAAAGTAGGTCGGAATATGGCTCGTGCAAACAACCAATCAAAAGGAAGATAATCATGGCTAAAGATAATAAACCAGCATCTAAATATGCAAATCCACACACGATGAATGGCAAAATGATTGATGGCACTGAGGTAATGGAAGCTGGTGAGTACGCTCATACTAAAGCCGCTAAAGATGTAAAGATTAAAGACCCTTTACCAAACGGCGTAAGCTACGGCGTTGACATGGAACCAAAGACAACTGGCATTGAAATGCGTGGCGCAGGCTGTGCAACTAAAGGCCGTATGTCTAGAGGTCCAATGGCATAATGAATTATTCACAGCTTCAACAAGCTATTCAAGACTATAGTGAAAATACGGAAGCGCTATTTTTAGCGAACATTCCTCGCTTTGTATTGGAAGCTGAAGATAGGATTTATAACACAGTTCAACTACCAGCATTACGCAAGAATGTAATTGGTAACGTAAATCAAGGCAGTCAATATCTAGCTCTTCCTACAGACTGGCTTTCTACTTACTCTATTTCAGTTATTGACTCTAGTGGAAACTACACATATCTTTTAAATAAAGATGTTAACTTTATGAGAGAGTCATATCCAAATCCGAATGCTACGGGCAAGCCTAGATACTATGCACTGTTTGGATCTAGTACAACCAATAAAGAAGATATGGTTTGTATTTTAGCGCCTACCCCAGATCAAATATATCAATCTGAATTGCATTACTTTTATTATCCTGATTCAATTGTTCAAGGTCAGCTTGGATTGACTTCTGCTCTTAATACTATTGTAACGGGAAGTGGTTATGTAAATGGAGTTTACTATAATGTACCATTATCAGGCGGCTCAGGATCTGGCGGTACAGCTACGGTAGTTGTTGCACAAAATGGTATTTCAACTGTTACTATTTCAAACCCAGGATCATATTATGTTGTTGGTGATGTTTTAACTATAAACTCATCTTACATTGGCGGTACAGGAACAGGCGGATCAATTACAATTGGAAGTGTAACCAATCCTACAGGCAATTCATGGCTTGGAGATAATTACGATCCAGTTTTATTTTATGGCGCTATGCGCGAAGCAGTTATATTTATGAAGGGTGAGCAAGACATGGTTGCTTACTACGAAAAAATGTTTCAAGATGCTATCTCGCAACTTAAACGTCTTGGTGATGGTCTTGAGCGCGGTGATGCATATCGTGATGGTCAAACTAAATTACGGATTAATACTTAATGGCAATCGTACAAACACAATGCACAGTATTTAAATATAATCTTTTACAAGGATTAGAAAACTTTACTTTGGCTTCGCCATATATTTACAAGATTGCATTATATAATGCCAATGCTAATTTAGGTGCAGGCACAACGGCCTATACCACAGCAAATGAAATCACAGGGACAGGATATGCAGCAGGCGGTAGAACTTTAGTTATCATACCGCCAGCATATAATGGATCGACTGCATATGTTTCCTTTAACAATGTTACATGGAACCCAGCTAGTTTTACGTGTAGGGGCGCTTTAATTTATAACAGCAATACTGGAGCTGCAGTTGCAACTTTAAATTTTGGTTCTGATAAAACTACATCAAATATATTTACAATTACTTTCCCAACAGCAGATTCAGCAAATGCAATTATTCGTCTATCTTAATATAGGGTATTAACATGGCATTGGTTATTAAAGATAGAGTAAAGCAAACCTCAACAACTTCTGGTGCGGGTCCATTAACTTTAACTGGCAATGTTACTGGGTTTCAAACGTTTTCAGTAATTGGAAATGGAAATTCAACATACTATTGTATTGCAGATCAAAACGGTCCCAACTGGGAAGTAGGTATTGGAATTTGGAACAATAATGGGACATTGTCACGCAATACAATTTTAGCTAATAGTGTTGGTACAACTGCACCTATTAATTTTACTAGTGCTGTAAAAGATGTATTCTGTGCATACCCAGCTGAAAAGGCAATGCTAGGTGATATAAGTGCAGTTACATCAACTGGTACTGGAGATGTTGTTTTATCTAATAGCCCTACTTTATCAGGCAATGTTTCAGCCAATGTAAATTTAAGATCTGGAACAATTAACACTCTTTTACCTTTAGCTGGCGGAAGTTCTGAAATTGGTTACGCAACTGATGCTAATGTATTAGTTAGATTTAATGGAACTGCTGGCGGGGCAAAGCTACTTGGATCATATTCCAATGGAGCCACATTAAATGTTAATATTACTACTGATGCACAAGCTATAGCAATTGATAACGGTACCACTATTATTGATTGTACAAATGTATCATATTTAAATATTACAACTGGGCCTAATGTAACACATTCTATAAGGGGTCTTAGTATTAAGCTCCCTGCAATACTTTCAAATGCTCCCGTAACTACTTTAACAGTTTCCCTACCATATGGGATTGGTGCTGGGTTTTTATATCCATTATATATAAATATATTTTTTCAACAAAGTGATTTAGACGCTGCTCTTGGTACAGTTAATGACCAAGGATATCAACCAACTCTCCCTGATATATATTCTGCTACTGCAGGTACTATAGGAACAGCGGGTGCACCAGCGGCGATAGGAAGTAATGTTCTTAATATTACGGCAGGGGCAGTAACACCTATACGAGGCCAAACATTAATTTTTAGTGACGGCACTAATACTTATGACCCAGGCACATATGTAATTGGTGTTGTTAGTACTACACAAATATTATTAAGTTCTCCAGCTAAAATAGCCTCAACAGGATTAACAATTACTGGCACAATAGTAACAGTAAATGTGGCAAGAATATATACCCCCCTTAATAATGCCCAATATGCAAGTTCAAGTGTATTTCAATTTTGTAGTACCAATAATTATCTTTGGACTAGAACAACTTTTCCTTGGGAAGGAGCGTTGCTTGGTGGTCCTTTAACTTCTTCAGCATACAATAAAGGAATGATAGGCGAACAAATTGCAGGATTACAACTTAGCCCAATAGATAGATCTTTAACTAGCGGTACAATTGCAAATTGTGGATCATTAGTATTGTCTCAAGGTGTTTGGATGGTATATGGTAAAGTTATATTTACTTTATCATCAGGGGTTTCGGCATCTAGCTTATCAGCAGGAATGTTATTGGGGGCAACTGGAACCTCTCCATTATTAGCGGGATCGGTAGTTACTACTCAAATTACTAGCGCTGCAGGGACAACTTTAACATACGCAATACCAATGCAAATGGTTAATGTTACAGCAGGGGCTAGTACTACATATCAAAACGCAGTAGCAACTTTTTCTGGCGGAACTATTTCTGCAACTATAGTAGCAACTGCAAATAGGTTTGGATAATGGCTCTCAATATTAATGGGGGAAGCACGTCAACGTATATG